ACTTCATCTCCTATAATCGCAATCAGATCGTTGAAATCCGCTTCACTGGCAAATTGAAGAGGGAGATCTAATCCAATGAAATCTCGCACATTCATCGACACCAACGGCAAGATCGTTGCCAAAGGCACGATCTCTCCTCAACTCATCGACCTGCTACTAGCAGACGGCACTCGCTTCTTCTCGACCCGATCAGAGGGCTTCGAGATCAACTTCATCAAGTCACTCAATATCGCCAAGATCGTGAAAGGGGCGTAATCGTGAGAGATATTCGATGCTCATCATGTGTTATTCGGGGGCAGGGAATCTGCCTCCATGTCTCATTCGAATCAGCAATTCAGATCGATCACTTAACTGATGATCAACTCAATCAAGTCGCAGACATCTTGAAAGGATTGAAATAAATGACACCAGACAAGGCTCGTATCGCTCAGGCATTCGCTTGGGAGCGATCACACTGCACCACAGAGGAGCAGATCAAGGTTCTCGACTCAATGATCGAACGCCTATCGGTCACTATCTTCGGCAATCGATCACGCATTCAGCGCAACGAGTTTATGCGCTTCGCTAAGTACAAGCACCCACTAGACGGCAGAACTCTTCTTGAGCAGTACTCAGCACTATTACAGGAGGGCAATTAATGGAACTCAATAACATCGACAACGATCTAGAGGTGCTACGCCAATCAGTAGCACCTTCTCTCTATGCATTCCTCATCAATCAACTAGCACCAGAGAAGGTGAGCGCATGAGCAAGATCATCATCACAGTTTCAGGTGGCGTTGCAGAAGTAACGCATTGTCCTGCTGGTGTTGAGGTTGAGATCATCGACTACGACAATACGGAGGTCAATTAATGAAAGCACTAGGCGCGATCTTCTCAGCACTATTGATCGGTGGCATGGCATTCATTGCCACGCATCACCCTGTCTATGGCAAGTGCCACCAAGTCGCAGATCAAAGAATCTGCACACTCTTAAAGTGGGAGGGAAATAAATGACAACACGCTATACAGAAATCAAAGGCAAGAGCACTACCAACTCTGGTGCTGGTGAGTACATATTCAACCGTCAGCCATTCAAAGCCAACTCAATGGCTGGTATCTACTTTCAGGAGGGCAAATATCTGCACACAGGTCGCTTGCAGAGCGATGTCGTGGCACTTCTGAAAGATCACAAGCCAGACTTCATCGTCTACTCCTATGGAACTCCGATCGCTTGGCATCACGCCAATGGTTGGGAGATACCTGCAATCCGCTACTCAGTTACTACCAGCAAACATCAGGGCATCGTTAGAAGGGCGGTCTGGTAAGTGTTCCTATTCCTTCTTATCTCCTGCACTCTAGCCACGATCTTCGCGGTCTGGCTCGACTCTGTCCTTACTCCCGATATCAATCTATTACGCCAAACTCTAGAAGAGGAAGAATCCAATGGGCTCTAATTTCGCTACCGATCTCGCATCGGGCAATTTTGTACTGGAACTCGAACAACAGATCGCAATTCACTTCTCATCGAATTGCTATCCACCAGTGCCTCAAGTCATGGTCGCGCCAGCGATCGAGGCAATCAAAGCAATCAATGACGGAGACAACCCAGAGATCACACTCCCTCAAGGTGTCGAGTTTCGTGGGTCATCATCAGCCCTTGCATGGGAGATCGTGAACTCACTACGACTCAATGCGTGGATAAGTGAGGAGGATTAAATGTACGAATTCGAATTAGATGAACTCGGCATCATGGGCGCAATGCTTGCTAAGTCTCTCGACTTCGCCAACGAGCAAGGTGCACCAGCAGTCATCATCGCAACGCTTGAATCAGCACTCGATAAATTGCAGATCATTATCGACAAGCGATGCGAAGAGCACAACGCATTCATAGACATCGCACAATCACTTGATGATCTCTCTGATGTATCACAGGCAATAATCAAGAACCCAGAAGTACCAACACCCGACTACAACTAAGGAGCAATAAGTGAATCCACTCAATCAATTAATTCCAACTCTTGAATCTCAAGAGCACTACATCGATCGCAACTGGTTCGGTATCTCTGGTCTACAGATCGCAGACTTCGCTCGCAAGCACAAGATCAATATCCTCAACGCTGGTCATGCTGGTACTGGTAAGACATCATTCGCTCAGTACTACGCAAGCCAGCGCGGTCTGCCTTATGTCGATCTACCTTCTAACTCAGCACTCAGTGCTAACGAGTTGCAGGGCAACTGGGTATCGCGTGACGGCAAACTCGAATGGGTTGACTCGGTCTATGTCGAAGTCTGGCGCAATGGTGGTGTTCTCAATCTTGGTGAGATCGATCAACTCGCAAAGAATGCTCAATTCTTCTTCCACCCAGCCCTTGATCATCGCCGTACTCTCACGCTCACTGCCAAAGATTACGAAGTGGTTCATGCTCACCCAGATCTCATCGTGATCGCTGACTGGAATCCAATGTACCGAGGTCGACAACCTCTCTCTGAGTCGTGGGCTGATCGCTTCCAACTCAAGATGCGTTACGAATACGATCGCGCTATCGAGAGCAAGATCATCAAGTCAGAGTCTCTTCTTGATCTCGCATTCGGTATGCGTTCTCAATCTCGTGGCGTTGATCTCGGTCAGGCGAGCAAGTCAACGATCTTCGAAACACCAATCACTCCACGCATTCTCAAGACTTTCGAATTAGTAGCGAAAGAATTGAACTTCGATCTAGCGTGCGAAGTGTTCGCTAACAACTTCTCTGATGAAGAACGCCCAGCAGTCAAGATGCTTCTTGAGGGCGCATCATTCAATATCAAAGATGATCTAGGCATCGATCAAGATGCAGTAACAACTCAGTACGCAACAGTCTAAGGAGTAACACATGGACAAGATCAATGTAACTGATCTCGGAGAAATCTTCGATGCACTCAAAGAGTTAACAGAAGATCAGAAGGCACAAGAGGCTAAACGCCAGCGTATCGAACGCTTCACTGGCTTCTTCTCTCGTGTGAACTCTGCCTTCACATTCCGACCAGTGACAGTCAAGGTTGAGAGCGCATCAATCAAAGCCCCAGCATGGTCTGGGGCTAGTGATGTCTACTTCAATGCTAATGAGATCGGTGAACTTGATACACCTGAGTCGATCGCAAGCATCAAGGGGCTTGATCTTCACGAGGTCAGTCACATCTTGTACACCAGCCGAGAAGGTAGCGATCTCGTTGAGCAAGTAATTGCTAACAAGTGGTGGACTGCATTCAATGCGTTAGAAGATCAGCGCATCGAGTCATTCTTCACTGCTAAGTACCCTTCAACAGTCGCGTGGTTCACTTCGATGATCTTGATTCACTTCAAGAACAACCCAGAGGTGTTCGAGAACTCTTATCCATTGCTATGCGGTCGCAGGTATCTACCTGTCGAGATTCGCCAGCAGTCGCGTGCTCTCTATCCTCATCAAGATAAGATCGATGAGTTTAAGGCGATTATCAATGAGTATCGCACTCTCGTATTCCCAACAGATACAGAGCGCGGATTACAACTCATTGAGCAGTACTACAACCTGCTACCAAAGAGTGAGGGTGGCAATGGTGATGAGACTGGTACACCAAAGTACAAGGCAGTCAATGGTGAAGGCGAAGGCACACCAGTCAAAGTCATCGACCCATGCGGTCATGGTGCTCGCCCTCAGCAGGGCATCGAGTCATCAGTCGACTCTCGCCCAGTGCCACCACGCCAGCAGGAGAAGGAGCGCGATCGTCTCAATAACAAGCCAGATGATCTCGATGACGATCTCCCAGAGATCAAGGCAGAGGACATCGATTGGTCTGACTTCGATGATCAGAGCGATGAAGTAACTCCCGATTCAGATTCAGATTCAGATTCAGGGGATACAGATTCAGATTCAGATCAAAGCAAGCCAGAGCCGTCACTCGATGCTGGGGCTAGTGCTGGTGAGATGATCTCTACAGTGCTCGATCAGATTCTTAGCGAGTCTGGTGTGGCTCAGGAGATCAATGACATTCTTCGAGTGATCAGTGGTCAGCCAACTCTCACATCAAACAACTCACAAGAGCCAGAGCGTGCTCGCTATAGCGAGATCATGCCCGACTCAGTGACGGTTGAAGCATCACGATCATTCGGTCGTGAACTCGAACGCCTTCGCGCCTCATTCGAACCTGCATGGGATAGATACGAGAACGCTGGTCGCTTGAGTGTTGGTCGCTATATGCGTGGCGATGATTTTGACACGATTTTCGATCAATGGAATGAGGGTCGTGAAGATGCTACCGACATCGAATGCGTGATCGCTATCGACAACTCTGGCTCAATGACAGGGAGCAAGATCGCTAACGCTAATCGTGCAATGTACGCAATCAAGCGAGCACTTGATCGTATCGATGCCAGCACAACAGTGCTGACATTCTGCGATGAAACTCATGTCCTGTATCGCGCTAGTGAGAAATCTAATTCTCAGATTCGAGATGCATTCAGTGGCGGTGGCACAGAGCCAGATCAAGCGATCAAGTATGCAACAAAGTTGCTTGCTGAGAGTGATCGCAAGATCAAAATCTTCTTCATCATCACTGACGGCGAGTGGTACGGCAATCAAGATGCAAACGAAGATGCAATCAAGCGCATGGGTCAGTCAAAAGTATTGACTGCCTTCGCATATATTCCAGAGAAGCATGAAGAGGTAGTGCTTACTGCTGAGAAGGCTCACAACTGTGAGATCGGTGCAGTAGTTGCTAACCCTCTTGATCTCATCACAATGGCAAGAGCGATCGTTAAGTACGCGATCTCTCGCAGATTAACTAACGCGTAAGGAGCAAACAGTGAAGCAAGCAGAACTCAAGGTCGGTATCAAGTATGGAGTAATTCCTTCATGGGATTACTCCTCAGCAGATAAGAAGAATCCAGCAAAGGCTCAACGCCGAGATCTATCTAAGGCTGAGTTAGTCAGTCTCGATAAGTATGCATACGAGGTCTATCGATCAGAGAACCCTAACGATGCGACCTTCAAGCCAGCCCCTCAGGGCTCTCGTTCTGTGGGCTATCTGGTGAAGTCAGATTCATTCGGTAACACTCTCTACTGGGTCTCTCGACCTCAGGATATTGTGGCTGAGTACTCCTCTCTAGAGGAACGCTGGACTCAAGAAGAAGAGGCTGAGCGCATTCGCCTTGAGGTAGAGCGCAAACAGAGAGAGGAACGCCAAAGATTAGAGCGCGAATTACAAGAGCGTGCTGATCGCGTTGCTAAGGCAGTCAAAGATTCTCTTCGGACAATCATCGGTAATCGAGTTGACGGGATTGAACTCTCAAGCCGTAACAAGCGCAACGAGCAGGGTGAGTATGTTCCTACTTACCGATTCGATCTCGACCTATCACTCATGCAGGTATTAGTAGAGAAGGTTCTAGAAGCAAGGGATATGGTGCGATGACAGATTCATTTTACTTAAAGCGGTTGAAGGATTACTACGAGAACCAGAGCCAGTACTCAGACAAGGTAGGTAAGGTCTGGTACGGGTCATGGGTTAATCGTAGGAATATAGGCAACACTGCAGAGATTCGTTGCTCAGATATCTCATATACCGAAGAGACCTATAAAGGTCATCAACTCATCATTCGTAAGATCACAATGAGTTGGGCATATGTTCTTGAGAATGGTCACTGTGGATACTTCGATGATCACAAAGCGATGTCTCTATCAGATCGTGGAGAATGGCAAACAGAGACTAAGTACTCGGCATACTCATGGCGCATTCGAGATCTCGATGTAGAGCCAGAAGTACTTGGTCATCTCTGGGGCGATGATCGATTCATCGTTGACAACTTCCAGACTACCTCGCACAAGCAGACAACCAACAAAGCCAAGAAGCGCATCGATATTGAGGCGGTTCTTCTTGATCACAAGTCAGTGCTTAACGAGTTAGCAGGAAATCTAGTGTGGGGTAAAGTAATGGCTCAGCCCTACAACCTAAAGGTTAATGACTGGGTCTGGATTCAAGCGCATGGCAGATTACGCAACGGCATAGTTGTAGGCACTCAGGGTCGCAGGTTCATCGTGGGCTACACGACTCCTAGCAACCCTCACACCATGAAGTACAAGACACTCAACCTCTCTGACATATCTGTAGTAGAGGGAGATTTAATTGAAACTCAATCACACAACTTCGTAAAGATAGGAGCATGACATGACCTGTTCAAACTGTGGTTATGAAGTAAACGAATTAGTTGATCGCACAGAAATGTGTCAGACCTGCACTAATGCGTATGATCTCAATACGCCATTTACAGCGCCAGAACTCAATGTCATTCGAGTTGCTCTTTTAGAACTCCTTGATCAATGGCAGTACGATGAAGGTGAAGGCTGGGAGCCAGTGAGTGAACAAGAGATCACAGATCTTCTCAGTAAAGTCACTAATGAAAAAGCAAACGCATGAATGACAAGGGCTTTCAATACGATGCACAGGCAGAGGAGTGGCACTATGAATGCTCTGCCTGTAAGTCTATGCTCTACGCACCAACGCTCTACGAGATGCAGAACGCATTACCACTTCACACCAAAGGCAAGGACTGCTTAGGAGGCTATTAATTGCAACCACCATATGACGGCACACAACTCTGCGCTCAAATTGACCCAGAGATATTCTTTCCTGATAATAACTTCGAGATTCGAAGAGACATTCAACAAGCAGTTAAAGTCTGCAAGAGATGTCCACTACTTAATCAGTGCGCCGAATATGCAGAGAGTCAAACACAGATATATGGAATATGGGGAGGAAAGATGTACTACGGAAAGAGTTACAACTCTCCACTCTATGTATCACGCAATAGACGAAAGGTGGCGTAATGAAAGCAACGACCAAGCGATGCTTCAAGTGCAATCGCTACAAGGCTCGACATCTTTACAATCGCAATAGTGCACGACCTGATAAATTGCAGACTCAGTGCAGGTCGTGCCAGAAGAAATCTAGTTACGATCACTACACCGACAATCACAAGGTGATGATCAAGCAGACTAAGTATGCAAAGGCAAAGAGGCGTGCAGTACTTCAAGCCTATGTTGCTGAGTACAAATCCGAGAACCCATGCGTGGACTGTGGCAACGCAGACATCAGAGGGTTGGACTTCGACCATGTTAGAGGGCGCAAGTCATTCGATATCTCTCTCGGCATTCAAGAGGGTATTCCATTGATCAAATTGCAGAAAGAAATCGGCAAATGCGTAGTGCGATGCGCTTACTGCCACAAGATCAGAACCAGCAAGAAAAATAAAGATTACTTACACAAGTATGTAAAGACAGGAAAGGTGGCGTAATGGGTTATGTAGAACTAATCAGAGTAACACCAGATCAATTAGATACCTGCGATCAATGCGGTCAGCAGGGGCTAATTACTTCTGGGAAGTTTATCGAACACAATCAAGAGAATGTTATGTGGATATGTTTTAACTGCAAAGGTAAGGAGTAACTATGAATCAAGAGGCAATAGAACTACGCAAGTCAATCCTCATCGCCAGCGAATTCATCAAGGTGGCTCGTGGCTTCAAGGTAGAGGCAGAGCGACTAGACGGATTACCGCCAGAGATCAAGGAGTACCTAGCCAACGATCATCTTGATCGCGTTCTCTCAGAGAATGACATAGAGCCAGAGATGATTATCTGGGGGCTTATGAAAGTGATCGAGATCCTGCTTGGGTTCACCGAGCACTCAGTAGATGATCTAACAAAGATCTTAGATCAATTTCTAGAATACATAGATAAGCGAGATATAACCAATGAAGATCAATCTTAGGAGAGTACTAAAGCATGAGCGAATGGCTTACATATACCGACATCGCAAAATTGTCGGGTCTCAAGTACGACACGATATACAGGCATCGAAAGCGAAACACCCTTCCAGAGCCAGATCTACAGATCGGCAACAAACCTCTGTGGAGTAAGTCAACAATCGATACATGGATAACTAAACGAGAGAGCAAGGGAAACTAATATGGCAAGAAGTGCTAGTAAGTACGAGATCGATGTAACAGTTATGTCTGATCGCATCGTGGTCAACCTCACCGACAAGAAGGAGAGGACTGTCGCAGTAGGCAGTGGTGTCACGATCGTGGAGGCATTCACTGATGCCTACGATCTCATCACTACTCAGGTAGTGGAGGTATAACGATGTAGACATTGCCTAAACCTGTCATGGAATCGTAGCCAGACTACGCCCCAAGTCACTAGGAGGAATAGTGACCATTTACTTAGAAGATCTCTTTAGGGGAGATCGTTATCGTTGTCCTAACTGTTCAAGCAACCGCTTGGACTGCATCTGTGATTGGTCTGATCTCATCAATGACCCAATCAATAAGTCCTACAATCCCGACTTCTGGAACGGCAACGCCGACCAGTAAGTCCACCGTTCTGGGTTCTCTATGTAACTCGATACCCATACTTTTGACTAACTTTCTACTGGCGAGTAAGGTACTGACCAGTAACACTCTGAGGGAGGGTGGCTATGGCTTATGTAGTACAACGCGGTAAACGCTTTACCGCATATTACCGAGTAGACGGCAAACGCCTCTCTGCTGGCACATGGGATTCCTATGCTCAGGCTGAGGCTTCGGGTCTGAGGGCTGAGGTTCTGGGCTTTACAGAGCCTTCTGAGGCTGGTTCTAGCCTGTCCGAGTACTTCGACAAATGGATTCAGACGGCTGACCTTATGCCGATCACTAAGAAGAACTACACCATGACCTTTCGTACATATGTTCGAGATCGTTTAGGCGCAAATGAAGTAACTTCCATCTCTGCCCGCCAGATTCGAAAGTTACTTAGTGACCTCAGACTTGAGGGGGTCAAGCCAGCCACGCTGGGTCAGGTCAAGGCGTGTCTGGGCTCAGCCTTCGCCTCGCTGGTCGAGAGTGAGGCGATCACCAGCAACCCCACGCATGGCATCAAGATCAAAGTCAGCCAGCCAGACCTGCAGAATGTCCTTGAGCCTGCCGAGTTTAAGAAGATACTAAGTAACTTGCCTGACGGAACCGGTTCCGGTGCGAAGTTACTTGCCAAGATGCTCGTGCTCTCTGGGGCGAGATTCGGTGAGGCTACAGAACTCAGGGTAAAGGATTTCAATTTTAACTCTGGCGAAGTATTTATCCAGAGACGAGTCAGTGATCTAGGGGCGCAATACAACGCTGGCGAGCGATTCAAGGTCATAGATGCTACTAAATCGGGCAAGAAACGCTCCGTAACCCTCTCAAAAGCCCTCTTACAAGAGATTGCTGCCTATGTCTCGGCTAACTCGCTGCGGAAAGATGACCTGCTCTTCCCTCGATCGATAGTATTAACGGCAGGTAAACTAGAACCTTCACGCGAGATCGACACTCTGGAGCCCTATGCAACAGAGGGAAAACGCTTCAAGCATGGAACGCTCTACTCCTATACACATGGGGGTTGCCGATGCCAAGCCTGTAGCCAGACGAAACGAGAGTATCGGAAGGCTAAGGGCAAGGCTAGGATTAGTCAGACCATGACCGACGAGACGAGCCACTTACCGCGTGGAGTATGGAGAACTACATGGAACCAAGCAATAGCCAAGTCAGGAATTGGCTGGACTCCTAGAACTCACGACCTTCGGCACGCTAACGCTACCCAGTTACTAAAAAATGGGGTAGATGTGCACGAGGTCAAAGAGCGATTAGGTCACCAGTCAATTAAAACGACGGAAAGGTATTTACACCGACTCCGTCACCAGCAGTCAACGGCAGGAGAACTCGCCAATGACTTTATGGAGTGATGAAACTATGAAAGCAATATCAAAAGTAAGAGTGATACTGGGGTCAATCTCAGCATCAGCAGTAGTACTAGGAGCCATGATCGGGCTATCAGCCCCAGCCGTAGCCCCTAGTAAGGCAGAAGCCCAAATGCTCGTGCTAAAGAAGTATCAGAACTATGCCAAGTTTCAACCAACGGAACTTGTCACGATGCTTCAAGCCGTAGGCTTTACAGGTCAATCCTTGAAGTATGCATGGGCGGTAGCCATGAAAGAATCACATGGAAATGCGCTTGATTACAACGGAAATGTCCATACTGGAGACAACTCGTATGGCTTATTCCAGATCAATATGCTTGGCTCGATGGGCGCAGATCGACGAGCCTATTACGGTTTAGCGTACAACGCTCAACTGCTAAATCCTGTGACCAATGCACAGATTGCTTATCAAATGAGCAATGCTGGCAGAAATTGGAGTGCATGGAAGGGCACAAGGCAGAAGGTCGTACAAGACTGGTTAGCCATGTATCCATACAAGGCACACATTCAGGCACATAAAGCAAAGGTGGCTGTTAAGACTGTAGGTCATCAGACCAAAGCAGTACGAAAGACAAAGCCTAAGCAGAAGTAATAGCAGAAGCACGAGAGCCCCTCGAAAGAGGGGCATCTCATAGATATGGAGCATAAGATGCCAAATATGGGCGAGAATAAGTATCACGATTGGAAGAAGAAGCGCCAAGATACAGAGCGCAAAATTAAAGGCACATGGGTGCAAGATGAGTTGCCGTACAACCCAAAACCACACCAATATTCAAAAGAAGATTTCTATAGCCAAGTATCAAAAGCCAATAGCCTTACCAAGAGCGAGTTCGAAGAACTATTCTGGAAGCATTTAGTCAAGGTAGGTTGGAGATTAGATGGTGATTATGTTGTTCTATTATGCGAACGATGTGACGCATCGTTGTTTTCACTTAAAATATCTACAATAAATCAAACAGAGATGACAATGATTTCGTACATAAAAAATCCAACCAATCACATTAAGCATCATGAAGAGTGGTGTTTAACAGAAAAAGGAGACGATGATGCAGTGCACGGGTAAGCGTACCTATGCAACAGAATCACAAGCACAACGAGTACTTCGAGTAGCGTGGAAGAATGCCATATCACAAGGAAAGACGCGAGATCTTCCTTGTCGCGCATATGCCTGCAAAGAGTGCAAGAAGTGGCATCTCACTAGCAAGCCTGATTGGAAGTTAACAGGAGTACCAAAGCAAGAAGCCCCACCAAAAGGCAGGGCTTCCTAGTCTTTACTTTTTACTGATTGTCTTTGATCAACTTCACTTCACAGGCATCGGTAGTGCAGTAAGCCTCACCAATAGCATCAGCAGCCATACCAGCATAGACACCAGCAAGATCGATAGGGAACAACTTCATCGTTCCTTCATTCTCATACTCTTCCTCAGTGATCTGGGTGTAAGGCATCTGCTCGTATGAGCCATTGTCCATAGGCAGGAATGAGACAGTCTTTAGTTGTCCATCGTACATATGCAAAGCCGTACCAATAGCCGAAGCCTCTGTATTTGGATCAAATGAGACTGTTACTGAAACAGAATTATCTGACCAATATCTTTGGGCGGTTGCAGCAAGTGCCATTTTCTCGTAGATCGATACATCCTGTTCGCTACGACGAGCATTGCTCTTGATTGGGAAGTAGACGACAGATGTTGATGTTGGGTCTGATGCAGCAGGCTCTACTCGGTAGTTAGCCAATTTAAAGAGAGGCAACATTGGATCAGAGTTAGCAAAACGAATGGTGCGGTAGAAGTATTGACCACCAACAGTCCAGTGAACTCCTGGGCTTTCACCAGCAAGGATTGAGACTGTTCCTGATGGCTTGATAGTTGTGGTCTTGATTGACTCACGAATACCTAGCCATTCAGAGTAGGTCTTATCGTAACTCTGGATTACTTTGTAACCTTCATCCATCCATGTACGAAGTTCTGACCAACCATTGTTGTCAGCGAAGTTAGCAACACCAGACATCGATGTACCGATACGGCGATTGCGCTGCATGATGGCGTTCGTTTCTTGCCAGTGTGTTGGAAGAAGAGTTACAGTCTTTGCATAGAGGTACGCAAACTTAAGTGTGCGCTTGTAATCCTCGATGTCTGTATGGCGGTTCAAGTAGGTCTCAACCAAAGTACAGCACTCGTATGACTCAAGAGACTGCTCAGCACATGGGTTGTAGCCAGAGATACGCCAGTCCTTGTTGTTCTCTGGATCTGCTAGACGACCATATTTGCGAGATACATCCATCCAGATAACTCCAGGCTCACCATTACGGGCGATACCCTCAATGGCTGGAGTTAAATCCTGACCAACAGATACTTCGACGCTGTTGTTGGACATCCATCCCCAACCAGAATCTTTACCTGTTGGGTCATAGAAGTTACGCTCTGGATAGACTTCATAGTTTTTAAGATTAAGGAAGTCCTTGTCATCAAGACGACCCATCAATAGTTCTGCTGAACGACGAACGTTTCCAGAGACAACACAGACACCAATCATGTTTCCGATGTCAGCGATGTCACGGCGAGTAAGTAACTCACCAGCACGGCCCGCAAACATCTTGATGATCAATGTATGAAGTCTGATTAGTGGGTCTGGACCTGCTGCGGTTCCACCAAAGATCTTGATGGGTTCTCCTGCTGGTCGGATGACCGAGTAATCAAAGACAGGCTTCTTCGTATCTGGCTTAAGGTAACTATTGAGGAGGGCAGCGGTTGATTCGACCCATCCCTCTCGTGTGTCTGGGATGACATAAGCGGTACTGTCTTCTTCTGGCGCATAGATCTTGAACTCCTTGTCTGCTCCTTTGTCATCGAACCCAACGCCCACACCGAGCATTGATGCTTCCATGAGAAATGCGAATGGCTTTGCTGGGTCTGTCTTGGTCATTGAACCTGTTGATACGAAGGCACAATTCTGTAGTGCTGCTGAGTTGCGTTGCTCGTTGACGAGCGGTGTACCCATGACCCACAAGCCACGTCCTGGTGGTGTCCACTTGAGGTTCCACAGGCGGTCGAATGCTTCCTTGGCAGAGGATGCAGCCTTGGCATCAGACCATGGAAGACGCTGGCTCTTGGCGTGGTCTTTCTGGAGTGAGTACATGCCGTTGATGACTCGCTCGCAAACATCGACCCATGTCTCTTTCGTACCATCTGCCTTTTTACGGGAATAGGTGCGTAAGAATGTGATCTCTCCTACCGAGTTTCCTGCTGCATCTTGGTATCCAAATGGAGCCTTCTTTGCCTTGTACGGAGCAACAAAGTCGTCAGCCAACTTGAATGAAAATAATGACATTGATATACCCTATTTCTCTACTTGATGAAATACCCTACTTATTTTGAGTACCCTATTGTGAGGTAACGAAACCTATCACGCACCTGTTAAGAAGCAAGTTTGACAAGTGCTGGGACAAAAGGGTAAACGACTACCCAGTTTCAATCTAATAATTGACTGTTATCAGATACTACTAATCTTCAATAGATTGCTGAATGATCTTAGTGACTGACTCTTCCTTGAGTGTCTCTGGCAACTCTTTCAGTGCTTGGGCGCGATCTCCGAAGATTGCAGAGAGTACACCACCCGAAGATTGACGGCTTGCCGTGATTTGGATGAACTCTTTATTCTGATCCATCTCGTTGACATTGCCCACTAACTTGAGCAAGCGATCGATCTCTTGCGAGAGATTTGGATCTGCGTAACCACCGTTCATTTCCTCTGCAAAACGCATAAAAGCCACTCTTTGCCCCTGCATTTCAATAATTGCAGTGAGTAACGCCTTGAGTTGATCTTTGGTTTTTACCTCAACAGGCAGGTTAAATGCGCACTGATTCTGTGGCTTGAAGGCTGGGCAGTTGCTTGCAACGAAGCAGGTATCGCACTGACGAAGGCTTGCCTGTTGCGTGTGAACGACAGGAACATCCTTAAGGACATCCTTGCCGTCATCGCCTCTCTCTACGATTGTCTTAGTCTTGAAGCCAAACACTGGGAGATTTTGCATCTCTTCTGGGGCGCGTTCTACGACTTCTGCACGCTCCACTTTCCTCCCTTCTGCACCACTGTTATCAGAAGGGTCACCCCCTAATTCCATCATTAGCCCCGTATACAGGTCATCGCTGTTATCAGATACTATGTCCTTTTTACCCCCATCAATGATGTGGAAGTTAGGCGGTTTCTTCTCCATAGCGGACTCCATCTGTAGGTATGACCAGACTGCAACTCTAGTCGATTCGAGGGTACTATCTTTAACAAACTCAGAATAGTCTAGCCCAGCACGCTCGACAACCGTCTTATAACGGATGCGTGCTTGGTCTTTCATGCGCTTGGGGTATCGCTTGATCTGCTTGCCATCCCAGACGATCGTCTCGCCTCTGCGCATCGGTGATAGCCATGACAATGTGCTCGCTGAGCCAAATGGTATCTGCCTTAGGTTGTCTGGCTTGGCACATCCGAGGGCGTGAAAGGTGGTTCCTGTCTGGCGTGCAAGACCACGAGTCACTCCCGATAGATTGGTGACAGCCTCTATCGCGGCGTTGGGTATAAGTATGTTGGGATAGCGGCCCGCCAGTTCTCGCAAGTTACTTATGCCGTAGGACTCATGCCAGACTACCCATAACTTTGGGTCGTTCTCAAAGAAGGGGCGCTGCGCTTCTATCCACTCTTTACCTAGTACTTGGGAGTCAAACTCGTGGAAGGCTAAGGCGCGATCTGCGTTGTTGACGAGGAACTCTTGGTACTCAGCGGCTAGGGAAAGCAGTTCCTGTCGTGATAGCCCAGCCTTGTCCGCTTGTGCTGCCCCTGACTCAATGATGACCTGAGTCTCTGGGGTAAAGTGTTCACTAATCAGCCAAATCTTAGTCTTTGGCAACCCACGCTTACGGAGACCCCAGAAGTTGAGTCCCATCGACTCAACTTTCATACCTTCTAAGAGCGTGCGGTTAGAGCCTACCTCGGCTCCTGAAAATATGATCTTAGTCAGAGTACTCGCCAATCTTGGTATCTGGGCGTAAGCGGTCTACAGAGCGAGCAATGTTGGCTCGGTTGACTGCTTCTTCAATCTCTGCCCACGTTCGATATGGCTTAGGAGCATCGGGGCGGTTTTCGATCTTAGCGTATGACGGATGTGAGAATAGAAGAGTGGCAACACGCTGTTGTTCAAATACCCATGCACACATGGCTGGGTCTGAGTCTACATAGAACTCTACAGGTGCTTGGCTACGTAGTAACTTAAATTGACGGCGCTTAAGATCATCGCCCTCTAGGTGCACATCGTCACAGATAAGATCGTCATAGCCAATAATTCCATGACTAAATAGCCATTGCTCTGCATCGGCTTTAGTGCGTGAGGTAAGGAGAGAGACACGGTTACCGTTATTAAGAGCGTAGTAGATTGCTACTCCTGCTCTGATTGGTTCTCCTGTGTCAGAACTTAATACCCCGTCTAGTGATAGTAGTATGTTCACCGTTTATCCTTTTGCTCTGTATGTCGCCGCTCTACGAATGAGTGTCTGAGTATCTGGTAGTTCTACGCCGTAGTTCTCTTCGGCATTTCCTTCTTTGTATGCCTGAAGGTAGTCATGCATCTGGCGCAACGCTGGTACTGTTCCGTACTTCTTTCCAGCCTGCCAGCGGTAGTTATAAAAGTCAGAATAGCCTTCACCTGTCTGACTAAATGCAAACTTACGTGCTTGGTGGATGTCTTCAAACAGCGCTGAGCCTTGTGAAAGTGATGCTTGCAATCGTGACTCTGCATTTCTGCGTGCTGCATCATTCTGGGCACCATGCAAATCAGCAAGCGCCTTTGAGTAACGAGTGACAATCTCTGATGCAATATTACGATCACGCTGAGCCATTGCTTCCCATACAGGCTTGTATGGTGCGCTCTGTTGTTGTGGGTGAACGGTCCACTCGTTATGAGTAAGGTCGTATGCTGCATATGGATTAATTGATGTGATGTCTGTAGCGCCAGGATTTACATAAAAAGTAACTTCAAACCCATTCCAGTTCTCTGTCTCTGGTTGCAGGTATGTACGAAAATCTTCATTGAGCATCTGGCTAATCTCTGTATCACCAAGTCCAAGATACTCAGGGTTGGCTTTACGGAATTGGATGTAGTTAACACCAATCAACACATCAAGATCGCCTGGTTCGCGAGCAGCAGACCACTGGTATGAAACACCCGAACCTGCAATCCATACATGTGCCCAAAGATCAGCATGACGGTACTTCTCATGTAAGAAGTCAAAGAGGAGTTGCATCAACCCAGAACGAACCCAGCCCTTGAGTTGGTTGCCAGAAAAGAGACGAGGATCTAAATCCTGCTCAGGGCTAGAAAAATAGGATGTGGCTCTGCCTTCTAGACTGATAGGTTGAGCAAACCTGTCGAGACCATCAGAGCGATTCATGCCCTAAGTCTATTAGTTTTGAGTAGGTTCTATGCCTCTATCGCTTAATGCATCTATGATTTTTGCCCGTATTTCTGCACTGGGATCTGTTGGGCGGATTCCATTTAAGACCAATTTGGCAACTCGTTCAGCCAAAAGTTGGTTATCTATCTCTGAAACAAGTTCTTTACTAGATTGATAAATGTCAAAGGTGGTTGCTTGTCGAGCAACCCCTTCACCAGCAGCCTGCGAGACAGTGGTGATTGAACTGTCGTCATTAATAGTGACTGTGTAGATTGCTTGAGCCATTTACTTTCCCATCAACTTTTGCTTGCGCTGTGCTACACCGATGGCTACAGGACAAAAATCGCATAGATAGGTCTTTGGTCCTGGTGCATCAAGGTAACTTCCCATACCTTCTGCTTTTCTTTCTTTTTGCGTTTTTGGAATAAGCAAACGATCTTTTGCATGCCAATCCGAGCAACCTTCTTTGGGCTTATTGTGCTTGTTGTAGCACTCCATTGCACCTTCCATGAAGGTAGAGCGTGAGTCATAAAATGATTCATCAAACTCTGCAAGTCCTGCTGATCCTCCGCCTTTGATCTGCTTGATGATCTCTCGCTTTGATTCACGAGATGCCCAGACTCTAAGAGGAAGGACAAATAATTTGCCCTTATGAGGCTCACCTGATGGGAATACGTGTAGTTCACATGCTACTGCTAGGAGATGATCTAACTCTGTCGGACCTTCATAGGGCGGTAATTCTTCCAGAGTCTGACAGACAAGACAGTAGAGCAAACGAAACATAGGCTCATTTGCTGCTGGCTTTTTTTCGCCAAGGACTGGGATGTCGCTCATAGGTTCTCCTTATTAGTGCTAGGAGACAAACCTATAAAACCCTAAAAGGGCTGTGGGGTTAAACTAATCGTTCTTTGGCGCTTTTGGGTTGTTATCGTACTCAGGCATTGCCCATCCACCCATGTGTGGCATGTGTTTTTTTAACTCTGAGCCGTGAGGACGTCCTGAACGATATCCTTTAGGGTTTAACCAACGAACATCAGCGCTATGGCTGTAATCGCCACTAGCGTGATAAAAGTTAATCTTACGCTTTGGGTTATCTCCGCGATCTGGTACGGCTGTGACTGCCATGATTACTTACCTGGATTTACTTTGTTAGGCATCTCAGAGGTAATAAACCCGTAACCTGAGAATGGGTGTAGCGCTTCGCGGTTGCGCATAGTCTCTTCGTTACCAAGTCCTGGAATGACTTCAGTGTTTGGGCGAGCCTTGCGGTACTTGCCGTCAGTTGCACCCTCATCGAGTGACTGGTTCATTGAGCGTGAGGAGTTAACTGCCATGTTAGACCATCTTTCCTTTGATTCGGCTTGCCTTTTGTTGGGTCAAGCAGTTAAGACATTTACCTTGGTTATACATAAATTCTACTGGGTTCATAATGACTCCACAGGTTGGACATGGAGCAGATCCACGGTATTCCATGGCATTCTGCATAACTTTTTTAGCCTGCAGTTCCATTGTCTCAGCGCCGTCGCCATCAAACATTAGTTAGTCCCCAAATCGTTACGGCTGCTACCTGAGTAGCCAGCAGGAGATCCTGAGTACCAAGAAACTCTAGGCTCATGATAGTTGCGATCTACGCTTACTACATCCTCAATTCCAGGTTGAACACTTGGGCCGTACCCAAAACGCTCTGGAAATAGTTGAATCTGTGGAAGTGGTGGGCGAACCATTGCTTGAATATCGGCTCCTGGAATGGTTGCAACCATGAGTGCCTGAGAAGTAAGGCGCTCCATGTTGGTTGACCATGGGCCGTTGTACGACCACTTTTTTGCAACCTGATCAGGTTGAATAGGTGCACGCCATGGCTTGGTGTAGTCGTAGTTGCCGTCAAATGATTGTGTCATCCGATTGCTCCTCGGTGAGTTACCCAAGTAACGGCTTGAAGTCTATTTGGTATGTCAATACCTAGTTCTTTAGAAGCGTTTTTGTATGCATGTACAAAATGGTTGTAACGACCAACAGCACCTAATCCTGGGTTTGTTCCTGCTTCTCCTTGAGTTCCGCCACCTGATCCTTTAAATGGTAATCCAAGAGCAAGGTCGTGAGCATGCCTATCGATAGTTACTGGGTCTGGATTTTCTGGGTTTACAATGTTCTCATAAAAACTACGAACTTTATGTCCACCAAGTACGTCTCGTGGATTTTCTCCTGCATGAATTCGTAGTGCTTTGTTTAAGTTGTCTTCTGTGTGTGAAGCAGTGCCGTGTTGAAATAACTCTTTTGCCATGTCAATATTGCGACCCCAACCCATTTGAGGTGAAAGTGCTGCAATAACTCCTGCGCCTTTTTCTACATTTCCTTTACCTAAAGTATTTGCAATATCATTAGCGCGTTGATACCACTCATTACCTCCTTTTAACATTTCTGGAGATGCTTCACGGTATTTATTCATAATGTTTCCTACATGGGCTTGGAACTGCTCCTGTGCAAGGTTCTTATCCCAACGACCGTGTGGGTTTACACCAAACATAGCCATGTTATGCCCACGCAGGTCTCAAGTAAGCCATCATCGCTTGACGGCGTGCATTGATCTCAGTTGGTGCATCTGCCATTGTGTTGGCTTTACCATCGTTAACAAGGTGTGGAGCAGGAGCCAACTGGGTTTGTGGTGCAGCCCTTGGAACACGAAATACCATACCGCCATCGATGTCAACAAGTTTGGCTTTCATTTGGCGCTTAAGACCGCTATCCATGTTGACAGAGTCAGGCCAAAAATACATAGATGGCTCAATGCGCTCACCTTTGTGAACACCGCGTTGGTATGATTTCTGATTAACACGATTCTTGATTGAATCAAGAAGACGATCATCTCGACGGGATCGTATCGTTCCGAGGTAGCCGTCAGGGATATTCCGCAGATGGAATACGGCCCACGCCAATGCGTGACTGATCCAAACTGTCCCGTGCAACGGGAGTTCCTGCGCCAGTTTGATTGTTGTAACCGTACATACCGCCAGCACCAAGGGACTGCCAGTTCTGCTGTGGCGAGAAGTTGTTATAGCCTCCAGCCATCAGATCACCTCAATCTCTACTCGATTACGACGGTTTGCCGTTCGTATGGCGTGGCAATTGGCGCATACCACTTCACACTTTGCTATTTCTTCCCACAGTTTTTCACGACTGTAATTACCTACTTGTTCACCTATATTGAATTTCTTTTCAAAACCAACAAGATGATCAAATTCTAAGGCTGCAGGATGAGCGTTGTATCCACAATCTGCACATCCTTTTTTTACCTGATATTCATGAATTTCTTTAGTTTTTTGTTCTACAAGTGGTCGTGTGTATTTAACGTATAAACAACGATTACACATGGCTTGTCTTGTGCCTACTTGACGTCCACCACGCATTTTAAACTTGGAGATGGGTAAATCCTGCTCACAGGATGTGCAAGTTTTGGTCTCCATTATTCACGACCGATCACTTTGCGTTGCTTCATAGCGCGGTTTGTGTTGATAGTACGGAGAACATCACCCAACTTGTGACCAGATGGCGATGTTTGATTCCAGTCTTTATTGGCGTACTCGTACTTTGTAAGGCTTCCTTTGCCACCCTGCATATCAAGGGCTCCAGGACGGTAACTCTCTTCAGCGCTATTCTTGCCAAATTGACCCATATGCAAGAGAACTGCTCCTCCACCTGGACCAACAGTTGCGCCCTTGCGGTTTACTGGAGTGTGAGGTGTTGCGTAAGATTCCATCTCTCCAACAGTAGTTCCCATTGAACGGGCTGCATTTGGAGTTGGTGCTTTAACAGAGATATCTTGAGTGCGTCCCCATGCTCCATGAATTGCTCCAGGAACATTCTTTGCTACAGCAGCGTTTTTCTTTTGAAATGCGCCGATATCATCACCAGTCAAATCATGCTCTGCTGTGTGCTCTGCCTCTGGAACTGCTGCAGTCATAAACCCGCGACCAGTTACATGCTCACGGCTAAAATAGCCAAGAGATCCGCCACCATGTTCTTTAACGTGCGCAGCAAACTCATCGTTGCTTAGTGGCATGATTACTCCTTGATTGCTGGGAGTGAGGATTGATTATCCTCAAACTTGTAAACAGTTCCTGCAGTCTTTGCTGAATACGGCAGTGTGCGTCCTTGTCCCAATGAGCGGTTAGACCACGCTGTGGCTGCTCCGCTGCTGGTATTGGTTGATGCGCTCAGTGAGAGTGGAGGAGGTGTCTCGGTATGTTGCTGAAACATCTGTCCGCTCTTCATGTTGTCACCGAACTCGGACATAGATAACATTTTAGTAAGACTCACCCATTGCAGCGTTGAAATCAGGTGCTTGACGTCCCATGACTGATGGGATTGTCTTTGCGTTACGCATTGTTGCAGAGGCTTCGATTGAGTGCACTGCTGGGAACTTTGCGCCAATTTCGTAGCGAGCACCCATGCGCTCTGATGCTGCTGCTGAACCAGCAAGTTTGTTTGTGCGGTTAGCCTTGCCACCAGCGGTTGGATCTGCAGCCTGTGTGTTCTTACGTGGACGTGACATTGTGTTGCCTGGTTGAGCAGAAACATTTTCAAAGTTGTTTGCTTCCATGCCCATGTAACGGCGTGGTGATTTTGCGTGTGCTGCTGAGGCAATTACTTGCTCTGGTGTAAGTGATGAAGATTTCATTGAGGCACCTGTCGCTTCGATATGAGAGGAAGGAGCACCCATGCGACGGCGCATCGCGTGTCCTAGTGATGTCCAAGATGGCATATTGACTCCTTAGTTTGAGTCTATGATACGGCGCTTTTAAGACGCTGTAATGTGAAATAC